TACATTTTAAAATCTTTATCACAATCTCTATTTTTACTAAAATGTATTGTACGTGTCATTCCATCTTTTGAACGTTCAACATGGGCCATTGCATCAGTCATGTGTTTTAATCTATTACTACCTGCAAATTCACCTGCTTTTGTTACTTGTTGAATATTTAAAAATGTAGTGTAATATTTTTTCTTATTTTGACCTTTTTTATTTTTATCTTGTAGTCCTAAAAACCATGATTCAGCAGCACCTTCAGTAGTTCGATAATTGTCTTTTACCATTTCAATTACCTCTGCTATTGAATCTATAGCTATCACATCATATCCTTCATCAAACACATATTCAAGTGTTTCTTTAGCGTTTTTAGCATAATTTTTTAAAAATAATGTACTAACACATTTAAATTTAGGCATACGACGACAATACTTAAAGTGTGCTATTTCATCCATTTCTCCACTTACAAATAAACATTTATAACCTTGCATAGTAAGATCAGCTAATATATCTAAAGCTATTGTAGATTTACCTGAACCCGGACCTCCTGCTAGTACCATATTTGTTCCGGGCATTAAACCTCCATCTGTAGATAAAATAACATCTATTTCTCTGTTTGTTTTAAATGGTTGGAATAGTGAATCATTGAATGATAGATCTGATCCTCTATACATTTTAACAGTTGAATAGTCAAATTCAACATGTGTATAGGATTTGTTTGGACGACCTCTTCTTTTTGTTTCTGAATTGGGAATTGTGTACATAACCTTTGTTTTATATTTAACTTTTTATGCATTAAATATACGAACAAAGATTTTAAAAGCCACGGGGGAAGTTAATAGGTTATTGTCATTTCGTCGTCTTCATTTGGTTTTTGTGCTCTTTGTTCAAGAATTTTACGTTTCCTCCATGCGGATACGGATGGACTATTAAGCATTTCATCTTCTTTCATTTTTTGCTCGTTTACATCTAGAACACCATCATTATTTAAATCATATTTTTTATCTTCTTCAGAAAGTGGAGATACTATATTATTTATGTAATCTTTATATTCTTCATTAGTTGGATTCCAAGAATCATTTTCTGATATGTCAGGTTCAGTAGGGACTATTTCACCGTATATATTTTCTTTAAATGGGTTTTTAATTTGAGAAAAAGCAAAGTTAGCTGCTATAACTAAAGATATGGCTAATGGATCAAACACAAATACTATAATTAAAAGTAACCAGTTTATGATTCTATCCATAGAAATTCCTGTTAATCCTGAAAGGTATTTCAATGGGCCTAATTCACTAGCTGCTCCACCTTTTGTTTTGACATCTAAAATTTGTGTTTCTAAACTGAATATAGAATCATTTGCTATGTCTAATTTAGCAGTTAAACTTTCATCTGTTTTACTAGCAGATTCCATTTGTTTAATACTTGCATTGTTTGATCTTACAACTAAATTACCTTTTTTATCTGTAAATTGGGTTGTTGAACCTTTAGATAAAGTACCTTTTAATTCAATGAGGGATTGTTTTTCTTTTAAGATATTATCCCTAGTACTTTCAAATAACTTCTTTTTTGAAGTTAAGGCTTCAACTTGTTGAGTTACTATTTCATCTTTATTTGCTGTTTGTTGATATGCAGCTGATAGGAAGCCATAAATACCCATTGAGGTAATTAAAACTAAAACAATTGTAGCAACTGTTAAGTATGTTCTTAAAATTTTATTTAATTTATCCCAGTATTTGTATAACAGTGAAGCTGTTACTAATTTAGATACTTCTAGTGAAGATGCCATTATAATCACTGCTAGTGATGCACCTGCGAAAAGTTTACTAAGGCCGCTTACTGAATAGAAAGCGGCCGAAGCTGATACTGAAAGCGCAGAAAGCGCAATTATTGTGGGGAATATTCTACTTTTTAGGTTTTGTAGTTTTTGCAGTTTTTGTAGTTGGTTTAGGTTCATCATCTCTAATTCCTTTATGTTTGTCAATTAAGTCTAATATTTTATTTAATTGGTTACTTTTGATAAATCCCGCCATAGAAGCGTTTTTAAGTGCGCTTATAAGTTGGAATACCATGAAAGGTACGATAATGACTTCACTAAGCCAAGCCGTTCCAGAAAAACCTTTTTCTACTGTTAAAATTACTGTTAAAATTGTAATCCAAGCAATAGTATTTTTTAATACACTAAGTGCTTTAAAGGTTTGGAATCCTTCTCTTTTTGTACCTGCTATTACACCAAAAAAACCATCCATAAACATAACTGCCACCACAGCTAAATACTGTTCTGAATTGGCCATTGTTAAATGGAAGAAATATGTACATAAAAAAGTACATAAAGTGGTTAATGTTGCTACGATAATGTCAAATGTTGATGGGTTAGGTACAATAGTTTTCATAGATTATTTAACGTAAGTATAATATTTAAAAGTTTTTTCTTCTCTATCTGCTAAACCATGAGTTCCTCCATTGATTCTTTTAGTTAAAGCTAAAATTGTATCTTTGGTAACTCCTTTATCACATATATCCCAAAGTTTGTTTTTATCAAAAAAGAATATAGCTGATTCAAAAGCATATTCTGTTGCTACTAGATCTGGATTTTCTATAATTTCTGGTTTTCCTAAATGTTTTGCAAACTGAGAATAGTTATCTTTTCCTGTTGTTTGAAGAGCTCCTCTTCCTCTAAATTTCCATCCATCTCCTGAAGCTTCGTCTCCATTTCCCATTCTTGAAGCATAAACTCTGTTAGCTATCTTTTCTGGTTTACGAGCGTAAGATTCTTCTAAGTTACCTGGGAAATATTTTCCAAAGATACCTTGTAGTCCTTGTGCTGAATAATTTAGGTTTTCAGAGAAAACTTTAAATCCACCTGATTCGTGAGCTGTTTGAGCAAAGAAATGTGCCGCTCTTTCAGGGGTCATTTTGTAATAGGCCATAGCCGCCTTAATTGTACCTGGTCCAAATGCTCCATCGGCAGCGATCCCAAGTTTTGTTTGTAAACTGATTAAACTCATAATTTATTTGATTTGGTTATTTTTCTTCTTTATTACCTTTCCAGATTTCAGCAATTTTTTCTGTTGCTGTTAATCCTAAACAACCAAATGCTAATAATGCTACCGACTGAACCAACATTGGTGAAGGAGCAATATGAGATTCACTAAAACTATTTTGATACATAGTTGCACATAATGCTATAACACACATCAGTCCACAAAACCTTTTCATTGAGGGACTTCCAGGTTCATCTTTAAACAAACCAGATATAAATTTTAACATAATGTTTTTATTTAATTATAAATATTTACAGGTTCATGTTAGTTACAGCTTCATGAATAGCTCTTTTTAAAGCTGATGAGACCGTCATTTTTGAAAATGGTACTTTACCATCTACTAATTCTATCATGATAGCTCTTACTTCAGTTTCAGATTCACCATATCCTTCTATTTTCTTTCCATTAAATTTTAATCTAACTCCTACTTGAGTAGTTTGATTTGTTTGTTCTATCCCTATTATTCTTAAGGTGGTTTTTGGAATACCAAAATAAAAGATTTCAACTGAGATAGGAGTACCAGAATCTGATAAACAATATTTGTTTGATAATTCTTCTTCAACAATTTGTTTAACTCCAAATCTAATATCTCTATTACCTAGTTCTCTTAATTTAGCTGTGGAATAAACGGTGTCTATTTTAACACATTGAGAATATGATAAGATAGGAAATAATAAAAGCAATATAAGTTTTTTCATAATTAAAATTTAAGATTTGAACCAAATAATATGTTATTCATTATTGCAAATTGAGGAGTAGTATTTATATTAGCTCTCCAATTTAAATTGATTTTAAAATGTTTACCTATTTTAAAGGCCACATTATTTCCTGCCACTACATTAAATGTACTTGATGTGCTAAAAAAATCTTTTCCTAAATCATAGTAAGGAGAACATAAAGTAATAAAAGCTTCTGGCTTCCACTCTAATCTATTGCTTATTTTAAACTCTCTATCTGCCATTAATACCACATAAGGTATTGCTGCATAATAAGCACTTTTATTTGATGTATCTGAAGGTCCATTTGATATTATAGATGTTCCTAACTGTGCTCCAAAAGTAAACTTTTTTAAATCCCAAGTTTTAGTTACACTAGCTCCTCTATTTAAAGCTATGCCCATTCTGCCAAAATTAAGATGATAATACCAATTTTTGTTTTTATAATAAATAGAATAGGATTGTTGAGATAAATCAAATGTAAGCACTGCATTTACCCCAAATCCTTTTCCAAAATTTATTTTACTGAACCCTAAACCAGTACCATATCTCCAACCACCTTCATAGGTAGGATTTTGTATCATTGCAAAAGCCGCTGAAGTTAACATTGGGTTTGGTTTAATTATAGAGCCTCCTCCAAATGAACGAGATTGTGCTCCTATAATATTATTATGAGTACGTCCAAAATCTTCTTGTGCTGAAGATGATTGAACAACTGGAGAAGGGGGAGTTTGTGAATATAAAAATATTGGCAATAATAATAATGATAATAGTTTTTTCATAATTAATAAGTTACTTGTCCTCTATATCCTGGGGCTATTAAATAATAATTTGCATTTGTAGTTCCTGAAATAGGAGATGTTATTGTAAAAGATAATACTCCAGGAATTGTTGATCTTAAATCTGTCGTTCCTGAATTTAAAGAGGAATATTGTGTTGTACTAAATAATCTAGATGCTGTCATTGTAATCCAATTACTAACTCTTCCTGTTCTTCTCAAATTAATATAATATTCATCAGATATAGTTATTCTTCCATCCCC